AGTCGTTTTTATCACGAGTTTTCTCTCGGTCGCTCCCTCACACAGAAAGGAAGCGTATCGTGCCTTGCACGGTCTGCGTGCCAGCTGTATAATCGTTGATCACCGGCACGGTGAACGCATCAGTGCCATTAGCAGTCACAATGGCCGAAATGGTGGCAAACACGGAGACATTGATGGATGACACCGCCGTGTTATTGCTCGCTGCGATGATGATCGGGGCAGAACTCATCACAGTCACGCCATTCTTCTGCAGGTCAACGATAGAACCCTGCATAGCGGTCGCTGAACCATTGCACGAATCAATAGTCACATCAACCGCATACGTGCCAGCCGGCGGCACGAATGAGCCAGCGGTGTTCACGACACCCAACCCGTTAGAAGTCGCAGTAGCGAAGGCGACTTTCTTAGCCACAGTCGTCGCACCACTAGCTTCAGGAGTCGTCGACTGAAAGAACGCGGATTTAAGGCTCACAGCCCCACCAGCTCCCGCCTCGAGAACTGGGATCAGCAAGTGCACGCGATACCGTACGTGCAACTCACCCACTGCCACGTTGTTGACGATGCCACTCGTCGCAACGTTCAGGTTGCCGATGTCATAGGTCTTGATGTCGGCTGATCCTGGCAAAGCACCAGGACGGACGTAGAACGCGTCCGTTTTCCCGTACAACAGCGACTCGTCAATACGCAGTCGCATGTTCTCACTCGGCAAAGCGTCGACGTGAGGCACCGTATCTTCGATCTGTTGCTTCGTCGTCGGGGGAGCATCTGCAGCGTCAGTGTCAAAGGACATCATGACTTTTCCAACCTGTCCGTTGGTAGCATACTCCGACACTTCTCGCTTGTAATAGAACTCGAGGTAGTCGAAACGATACTTCTCAAACCGCTGCGCGACGGTCGCGAGCCACGGGAACGTCCCCACCTGCCCGGGATTGACAGAGTACTGGACGTTGTTGAAGTTCGGCTGACCAGCAACCGTCACTTCAGCAATGTACTCGTCCTCCTCGACAGTCATGTGCTGCCGATTCGTCGACTGGAGGCTGTTCCGAGTACTGCCCTTGCCGGCCAAGGACTGAGATCCACCGGCAGGGCCGAGGTTGACAGCGTTACCACGCCGACCACCTCGCTGACGCCGAGCGGCCGCCCGCTGGGCATCGGTACGCGCAATATTCCGAAGTTGCTGAGCCACACTCATAGTCGGATTGTTGCCGTACCCGCGGGACTGCGCTTGAGGCCGCCGATTCCCGCCATTTTGCTTGGATACCTGTTTGGTCGCCATTCTGAATTCTTCAATTCGCACTTGATTTGAAATCGAAGGCGTGGCCAAGCCCACGCTCAGATGGTCAGCGCAGAGCGGTCGAGCGCGCGTCTTCGCGCCCGCGCCGTTCTTAGAGGCACTCACTTCTTGGGCGCGCCACCCTTTGTGGCGCCCGTGAGGCCCTTACCGCCGCGCATAGCCGCGCCGGTAGGGTTTCGCTCCTCGAGTTTGACGCCAAGCCACTTAGCATGCCGGCGTCGTGTCTTCTCCCACTCGCGGAGGCGTTCCTCATAGGCCTGCTTCGACTCGTCCTTACGAGCAGCTGGCCTCTCCCATCTACGCGGATCCTTGCGATGGGGTATGTCCTTGGCTTTGGCATCCTGTGCCTTCCGCTTCTGGACTTGCTTCGGCGCAGCAGGCACTGCCGCCGGTGAAATGGAACTCGCGGGTGCAAACCGCGCCGCTCCTCGCTTGGGTGATGGTCCAACCACCGCTGCCTCTGCTTCGCTGTACAGGGACAGGTCAAGGCGGACCACTCCGTCCTTGACAGCGATTCGTTGCCCGTCCTCCTGAACCGGCGCAACTTCTCGAACCAAGCGCGGGGACGCGCTCAGCACGAGCGGCTCCTCGATCACCGGTGGCCCCATGGGCACCGGCCGGGTCGGGCCGCCTCCGCTCTTGTCTTTGCTGTTGCCACTGTCGGCGAGCTGCTCGGGCTCGACCTTGCCTTTTCCTTTGGCATCCGGGAAGACGAGTTCGTCTCCGACAGTGCAGACCTTCTTCACAGCTGCAGGAACGGTCGCGCCAGCTGACGTGCACAGCGGCGCCCGGAGCAACAGCCCCGGATCGCGCTTGTCTCGCATTAGCTGGATCCAGCCGCGAAACCGCGCGACGTCGAAGTCAGGAATGAACTCATCGAACAAATCCTGCATCCACCCTGAGTCGACGTTTGGCCAATTTGACTCGGCCGAGTGCTCGCCGTCCCACGGCATGAGTTCCCCTTCCACGAAGTCGCCAAGCAATTCGTGGGCAATCTCAGTGATAGGACCAATCACTGGAGAGTTGCGGTCCATCCGATAGTAC